GCGGAGGTTCCCCCCGAGTGGATCATCGGGAAAATGACGGAGGTTATATCGCTACTCCATCATCCTGATCTTTCCACCGCTCCCGCTGAAACAGATTGTTCAACTGAGTCTCCAGCTTCGACACCTGGAGAGTGAGCTGATCCACCCTTGCCTCAAGAGAATCGGGCTTACCCTTCAGGGGTTCCTGCCCGATGATCTGGGATGTGGACACGCCGTAGCCTTTTGCGAGTAGCTGGACCGACTCCCATGTGGGCTGGGCGTGGCCGCGCTCCCATCGCTGTAGGGCTCGCCAGGAGCAGTCGATCTTGCGGGATGCCTCCTCCTGGGTCCAGCCTTTCTCGTGGCGCAGATCACGCAGCCGGCTCGCTATGCCTTTCCTGATTAGGTTGTCCTCCATAACCCCTCCTTAAGTGGGTCGCTGCGACCGTACCAAGTCTGACTTGTCGCCACCATCAGTATCTACCCGTATTCGGACGGCGGGCTTCCACGACTACTTGACGGCAGCCTTGCCGTCCTGTAAAGTGTCGTTACACGACAGCGAACAGGAGAGGGCATGGCCGGCAAGCTAGACGACTACGTTCCCGTCAATGAGCGGGTGCAGGAGTTCCATCAGAAGTACCCGGAGGGCATCGTCACGACTGAAGTGTTCGATGTGGACGACAAGGTGCTTCGTGTGAAGGCCGTTGTGTACCGCACCCAGAACGTGCCGCTCGCTACGGGCCACGCGGAGGATGTGCGAGGCAAGGGCGACAAGATCCTTGAGAAGTTGGAATCAACCGCCGTTGGCCGCGCTCTGGCCCTCGGCGGTTTTCTTGCGTCCAAGAAGCTGGGTGAGAAGGCTGCGCCGATTGCTTCGCGTGAGGAAATGGAGGCGTTCCAGTCGGAGCCCTCGTTTCCCAGCGCCGCTGAAGCCGCCGCAGAAATGCGCGGGATCGGAGAGGACGAAGCCGTACAGATGGAGCCGCTTGTCCGTGACTGGCTTGCTGGCGAGGGAGGCGACAAGGAAAAGCTCAAGATGAAGTTGATCAGCCTGGGCGTCACGGAGCCGAACGTGCCGCTGGTGAAGGCGCTCGCTCAGATCCCGTCGTCGAAGAAGGCCGGCGAGCTGCTGTCGTGGATGGGTAAGAACAACTCCATGACCGCTGAGCAGTTGGCCGACGCCCTGGTTGAGGAAGGCGTGGCGGTAGAGGGCGCATGATCCGCCAGCGCGGAACATTCTGGGTCGTCGAGCTTTACGACAAGACGCTGCGCCGCAAGTTCCAGGTGCGCCCAGCCGACTACGGGATGGAAACACCCAAGACCGAGGAGCAGGCGAAGGAGCTGGAGTTCCTGGCTAAGCGGGCAGGATCAAGGGCGGTCGGGCAAATGACCGTTCGCAAGTACCACGACCAGTTCATTGAGCGGCGCTTCAACCACGCCGGCCATGAGATCAAGCAGCAGACCAACGACTACTACGCCGAGCGCCTAAAGAGGTTTGTCGCGCAGTACGGCGACCTTGCTATTGACGCGATCACTACTACTGAGGCGGCGGCGTTCGCCCTTGACCCCGACACCCGCAGTAGCGCGAGGGAAGTCAAGGCGATGTTCGCCAGCGCCAAGCGTGACGGCATCATTACCAGCGATCCGTTTGACGCGATCAGCGTCCAGCAGCGCAAGGGCAAGCCAAAGGCGTTCCTGCGTAAGCATGACGTTGAGGCGCTGGCCGAAGCCGCGCTGATTGTTCACGGCGAGTGGGGGCCGACGTTCCGGGCGTGGATCCTGTGGACTGCTTGGCTTGGGCTGCGACCCTCGGAGGGCGCTGGCTCGCAGTGGGAGTTCTTCGATCAGGACGCCGAGCTTTACGACGTTCAGTTTCAGTGGCATGGCAAGCTCCGTAAGCTGCTGCCCCCGAAGCACGACAGCACCGGGCTTGTGCATGTGTTCGATCCGGCAGCGCAGGCCGCAGCATCGGTTCAGCGGCGTGGGTCGTTCATGTTCCCCGGCAAGGAGGGGCAGCCGATGGACGGCGCGACGGTCCACAACAACTTCAAGCCGGTCAAGCACATCGCCGGCCTGCCTGACGCAACGCCCGGAGCCCTGCGCCACTTCCTCGCCAGCTACATGCTGAACGAGTTGGGCCTTCCCCCGTACACGATTGCTCAGCAGATGCGTCACTCTGACGGCGGCAAGCTGGTCGTCAAGACCTACGGCCACCCGGATCGCGCAATCCACCTTTCACGTATCGCCCAGGCCGAAGCCGCTGGGGCATACATGGGGCAGCAGGGCGACGACAGCGCGGCGATCTAGTGATTACAGCTAACTCCCCGATAGTTGTATGTCGTGACCGGATCGGTCGTGTGATCCGGTCACAGCCCGCCGTTGAAGGATTCGTCCGAGTCGTGATGAACACTTCATGTATGGGGCAGGTCACGACAAGCGGGTATCTCAGTACGTCCGGGTCGGTCGTGAATGGGGCAGCATATGGGGCAGGTTCCAGGTTTGCCCCACGACTGGAGTGGTCGTCACAAGACGAGAGGAGTGCGTGTGCGTCCTGAGATCAAGTTTGACCCTGATGCCCACGCCTACGAGGTCAAGGTGGATGGCGAGTGGCAGACAGATTTCCCGTCCGTGACCACCGTTGTCAAGGCGACGGTGCCGGTTCCGTTCTCTGCGGGTGCCTGGTACGGGTTCAAGATGGGGGCGCAGGCCGCCTTCTATACGTGGGATCGGGAGCGGGACGCGCTGCGCTACGGCAGCGACTTCGATCAGTTCTACGAACAGGTCAAGAAGTACGAGAACCCGAACAGCGTCCTCATGAAAGCCGGCGACCGGGGAACCCTCGTCCACCAGGCCATTGAGGACTACGGCCTGACGGGCAAGGCACCGGACCCGCAGGACTTTGAGCCCGAGGATCGCAAGCGCATTCAGGGGGTAGCCAAGTGGCTGCTCGACAACGAGCCCGAGTTCGTGGCGCAGGAGGTTCGCACCGCCAACGTGGAGTTCCGCTACGTCGGAACCTTCGATGCCATCGTCAGGTTTGCGGCGGGCGACCACAAGGGCAAGCTCGCGCTGCTGGATTGGAAAACGAGCAAGCGCGTTTATCCCGACCAGCATTTCCCCCAGCTTGCCGCTTACAAGGCTGCCGAAGCTGAGGCCGGCTACCCGGACGGCAAGCCGGAGATATGCGCCATCGTCCACATCCCCGAGTCCGGGCGCGTGAAGCTCCACGAAAGCCACGACACCTTTGAGGACTTTGAGGTTCTGTTGAACCAGTACCGCTCCGCTAAGGATCGTGAGGCGCGGATCAAGGCGGCGAAGAAGTGATCGCCTTCCGGCTGATCGGCGGCCCGTTCGACGGGGCTGAAGGCGAAGGACTATGGGACAAGGTGCCGCCCGTCCTGTGGGCCAGGCACGACGCTAACTCACCCGGCCCGCACAAGGGGGTCGTGAACATTCGCCAGCGTCCCGGTGCCGTGGCTTACAGCTTCGCCGGCAGCGAGGGCGAGGTTCACAGCTACATCCTCAGCGACCTCAGCGACCTGGGTTTCCGGCGACTGACCGAACAGGTAACCGAGCCGGTGGCGGCATGACCTTCTGGCTCGCAGTGTTCCTCGGCGTGGCGATGCTGCTCTGGTGGGGGAGCCACGATGCAACCTGACCGGCCCCCCGCGATGGTGCTGACCGAGCTTGGCCGGGCGATGCGCGAAATGGTGGAGCGCGGCCAGGCGTACGCGATGGCCCGCCGCACCCTCGCCACCGCTAAGGGCGAGTACGAGCGGGCGATGAGCCGCGAGCTAGTGAAGCTCAGGGACAGCTACCGCCAGTCCGGGGAGCGCCTGCCCTCAGAGGAAATGCGTAGGGCGATCTGCCACCAGCAGATAGGCGACGAGTACCCGCTGCTGCTCGCCGCTGAGGCTGAGTGCGATGCGATGGAGCGCCTGCTTCGCGTAGATCAAACGCACTGCTCTGGCCTTCAGTCCGAGCTTCGGTTCCTTCAGCAGACGGAGCTGATGTGAGCGCCAAGAACAGCGCCGTTGAGCAACTGGTGTGGGCGGTTCGCTACGAGCTTGGACACGCTCGCTACGAGGCTTATCGCCGGGCGCTAAGGGCAGTTGGCTGTGAGCCGCAGACGGTTGAGCTGCTGGTTGAGCGCGACCGCGAGTGGCTTGCTACGGGCATTGAGGGCGAGGAGTGAACGTCGAATGGCTGGACAACGAACACCTGAAAGCCACGCCGCCACCCCCGGTCCCGTGGGTAGTGGAAGGCTTCTGCGCCAGGGGAGCCCTGACCATGCTGGTCGGTGAGCCGGGGCAAGGCAAGTCCTACCTCGCGCTGGCTCTGGCTGCCGGTGTCTGCGAAGGCGAGGATGCCGCTGGCTTCACTATCGCCAAGCGCAGGAAGGTCGCCGTGTTTGACGCTGAGAACGGACACGGCGAGGTACACCGCCGCCTGGACAGCCTCGGCTACCCCGAACACCTACGAGTCGGGATCACATCGGCGGGCTTTGATCTTGAACGTCAGCTCTACGAAGTGGAGGAGGCCGGCAGCGAGCTAGGCACCGACCTGATCGTGCTGGACAGCCTTCGCACCCTCTGGCCGGGCGGCGATGAGAACGACTCAGACGAGGTAACCAAGCTGCTCGCCGGACTCCAGCAGGCCGCCAGGGACACGGACACCGCCATCGTGATCCTGCACCACCGCAACAAGAGCGGCGGCTACCGGGGATCCGGGGCGATGGCAGCAGTGCCGGAAATCCTGATCCACATGGGGGCGCACCCCCGCGACAAGGACACCACCAGGCGCTCCTTGTGGTGGGAGAAGTGCCGCATCGGTAGGCGCCCCCCGAAGCATTGGGTTCGCCTGAACGACGGCGTACACGAAGCGTTCGCCCCTAGTGGCGACGAGTTATGGAACGACCAATAGGAGGGATGAAGTGAGAAGTCCGAACACAGTCACGTTGGAAGGGAACCTGGCCCGGCCCCCGGAGCAGAACGGCAACGGGCCAGTCAAGTTCTCGATCTGCTGGAACGCCCGCAAGAAGGACGATGCTTCCGGCGAGTGGACCAGCATCCCCAACTGGTTTGACGTAATCAGTTGGGACCGCGAGCAGGTCGCCGCGGCAGGACTGGACAAGGGCAGCCGCGTCGTAGTCACCGGCAGGCTCCAGCAGGACACCTGGGAGGACAAGGAAACCGGGCAGAAGCGCAGCAAGGTTGTCGTCGTCGCTGACAACGTGGCCCGCACCCTTGACCGTGTTGAGCGGGCTAACGACGCGCCCGACTGGTGAAGCGACTCGTCGCCATAGGCGCACTCTCAATGGTGCTGCTGGTTCCCGCTGCCGAGGCAAAGATGCCGAACAACTGGCGGATCTGGATTGCCATTGGCAAGTGCGAGCAGCCCGGTCGGGGTGCCTGGGGAATCAACTGGTCCCACCAGGGGCCGACCTACCAGGGCGGGCTCGGCATGTTCCACGCTACGTGGGATGGCTGGCGGCCCCGCCACTACCCCGGCAACGCAGGTGACGCTACGTGGCGCCAGCAGATGAACGTGGCAAACCGCGTGGCGCGCGACGTCGGTTTCTCGGCGTGGTCGTGCTGGGGGAGGGTCAGATGAGGGACGACTTCTTTGATCCGCCGCGTGACGAGCTGACCGACTGGAACGCCTCCGTCGAACGTGAGTGGGAGAAGTGGGAGCGACTGGAGGAGCGGGGCGATCTGGACGCTGACTGGTGGCCGCCGAAAGAGGACGACGAGTGAATGTCGGCTCGACCTTCTCAGGAGTCGGAGGACTTGACCTCGGGCTTGAGCGGGCAGGCATGTCCGTCTTGTGGCAGGCAGAAGTCGATGAGTGGTGCCGGCGAGTGCTGCGATGGCATTGGCCCGACGCCGAAATCTACGATGACGTCCGGGGGGTTGGTAAGCGGAGTGCCAACCTCAAGCCGAATCTACGCGGAGACAGGAGTGGCGCCGACCCTTCAGGCGGCAAACAGTCCGACAAGGGGAGGGACGGATGGCCCCCTAGTGTCGATCTCCTCTGCGGGGGATTCCCCTGCCAAGACCTCTCAGTTGCAGGCAAGCGGGCAGGACTCGCAGGCGAGCGGTCAGGACTGTTCTTTGAGTTCGCCCGGATCGCAGATGAGCTTCGACCAACTTGGCTCCTCGTTGAAAACGTCGTTGGGCTCCTCTCCTCTGCCAACGGAAAAGACTTTGGAATCGTTCTCTCAACGCTGGCCGAAATCGGGTATGGCCTTTCCTGGCGGGTGGCTGACGCAAGATACTTCGGAGTCCCCCAACGCCGCCGTCGAGTGTTCATTGTCGGATGTCTTGGAGACGACGGTGAGCGAGCGGTACGCGCTCTCGGCACGGGCGGCGAAGGGGATCTTGAGGCGGGCCGATGCTCGTGGCAGGACGCTTCCTGTGGAACTGGAGACGGCGTTGAGGGATCTAGCGGAAAAACCGTGATGCGTTCACTGATCAAAAGTTCAGGGCAGCAAACAGGTCATAACGGGTTAGACGAGCAAATCGTCGTTTCGCCACCAATAACTAGAAAATGGGGCACTTCAGGAAGTGCTGGCCCTTCTGGAGATGAGTGCCAGAACCTTGTGAACGCACCCGTCGAGCAGCGAAAGTCTTGGCCTGCTGAAGTTGCGCCAACTCTAAACACGGCCTACGGGACAAAGATGGGGCTCGAGGACCAGCACGCTCTCGGTGGTGCTGGGTTGTTTGTCCCTACGGAGCCGACCGCCAAGTGTCTGATGACGGGCAACCATCGGTTTGACCCTGAGACGGAAACCTACGTTCTCGCCAATGCGCTTGACCGGATGGCTGGCGGACCCGACGACAACAGCGCCCAAGCCAACCACCTCGTAGCCCAGTCCTCGGTTCGCCGCCTCACACCTACCGAGTGCGAGCGCCTGATGTCCTGGCCGGACGGCTGGACGGCAGTGGATGGCGACAAGACCCCGGACTCTCGACGCTACGCAGCTTGTGGCAACGGGGTCGTGAGCAATGTGGCTGAATGGATCGGCCGGCGGATAATGGCGGTAGAGAATGAGTGACCAGCACAAAGCCTTCCGTGTTCTCCAGCACCAGGCGACGGTGATGCGCCGCCAGCGCCTCAGCCTCGGGCATAGGCTCGACAAGGCGCTGCGCCAAGCCAAGCTGCTCACCGCCCAAAGAGGAGCGGGGATGGAACGACGCTCCCCCTCGGCGGAGAACCTGAGCATCGGCCCCGGCGCTGACCCTTCCCTGCTCTACGAGCCTGTACGTGAGAACCCGTATGAGGCTTTCAGCTACCGGGCAACCGTCCTGGTGGAGCTGCTGGAGCGGGAAGTGGACGCTCATCGCACCGCCCCCGTGTTCGGTGACGCAACCCTGGAAACACAAGAGGAGCGCGACCGCAGGCTTCTCGGTTACGTGGAGCGCGGCCTAACCCCGGAGGTAATCAACATCCTTGACCCCGCTCAGGGTGGGGTGAAGGCGATCCGTCAGGCATTGAGGAGACTGGATGCTTAGAACCTGCTCGTCGTGCGGTAAGGACAGGCCGCTCACCACCCACCATTTCTACCGTAGGGGCAAGGGCTTTCGCCGGCAGTGTATTTCGTGTGTGAAAGCCAGGCAGGGCTCAACGGATAAGACGATTGCCGGTGGTGGCAGGCTCCCGATTGAGCCGTTCCGCAAGTGGATGGAGCGCAAGCTGGACTACTACGGTGGGGTGGAGCTGCTGGCGCAGGCTACGGGCCTGCCGGATCGTCAGGTTAGGCGTGTGCTGCGCGAGGCTGACAGCGTGGCCCTTGACACCGTGGACCGGGCGCTAATCAACGAGGGCTCGACCCCGTTGTGGGCTTTGGAGTATTCCGAGGAGGATTTCCAGCGGGCAGCGCAGGAGATTAGTAAGCGTGAGAAAGCGAAGGGGAGAGTGTGATTTTCCGTCCGGCCTCTTTGCTAGTTTCCATCGCAGGTCGTCTTGCCATGCCCGCATTTAGGAGAACGGCATGGAGCTAGAGCGAATCAACACCAGGGACTACGATCCCGACACGGTGGATCAGGCGCTACTTCAGCTAGTGCTAAACGACTACAACGTGACCCGCACCTGCCGGGATCTTGAGGCATCAGGGATCAAGGTTCCCCGCAAGACTCTCAGTAAGTGGCGCGACAACTATCCGCGCCGCCTTCAGTTTCACGCAACGCAATCTGCCCGAGAGCTAGAGGAGCGGATCGTCACGAAGCAGCGGGCCATCGCTTCCGCCGCTCTCGACGTTGTGCATGATGCCATCGAGAAAGAGTCGGCGAGGGTGAAGGCCGGCGACGTTCGGGACATGAGCGCCGCCGCCCGCAATATGGCTACCACTTCCGCGATTGCGACGGACAAGCTGCTGGCTATGACGGGCCGACCTTCCGCCATCGTGCAGCATGAACGCAAGCCTGAACAGATCATCGCCAGGCTGAGGGAGCTTGGGGTTGTGGACTCTACTGCTGAGGAGGAGGAGTGATGGAGCGTTCCCGCGAGGATATTCTGCGGCATAACTTCCTGCTGCGCCGACCTTCCGCCTTTGGCCGGGCGACTGTCCCGGTTGGGGTGAAGGTGAGGGCCGGGCTCGGGTATCCGCCTACGTCGAAGCTGATGCCGGGTAGTGGCCGGCCCTGGACCGAGCTGGGCCGCTAACGACAGCGACCCGCCAGGTGGCGGGCCGCTTACCTAGTTTGGAGGCTAGGTCCAGTTAGCTTACCAGACCTCGCGCCCTATTCGTCGTCCTCCTCGGGCGTGTAGGCCCACTTGATCGCCTCTACCGCGTCCTCTAGCGGGAGAGACTGGAGCATGTCCAGCAGCTCCCCGTCGCTCATGCGGTGAGGGTCGCCCTTGACTCTGAGCCAGAGCCCTTCGGATACCCGGTCCATTGGTGTTCGCTTCACCTTCTGCCATGTGGTCATTGGTCTAGCCTCCTTGTGTTGGTTTGACTTTACTTAGTCCCAGATGATCCGGGCCAGGCAGTACCCGATCCCGGCGTATATGGTTGCGAATACTGCGATGTTCGCGGTCATGCCAGCACCTTCCGCCGCTCCTGCTGCATTTCCCCGGTGTCCAGGTCCGTGACGAGCATTGTGTCGCCGGGCTCCATGAGTGGGGTTATGCGGTTTACGATCCGTGATAGCTCACGGTCGCTTTGCGCCCATTCCTCGTAGGGGAGGTCGGGGTCGTCGTGTTTGTGGACGGTTACGAGGTACTTCATGCCGCCGCCTCCTTCATGCCGTCGTCACCTTCGACGTAGCCGGTGTAGATGGTGATCTGATCCTGGTTCATGCCAAGATCAAACTCGAACCCCATTGTCTGGGCGACGGCGACAAACTCGGCAACGCACTCGCCGTAGTCCTCGCTTTCACGCAGTGAGTTCACTAGCCACTCGGCGCTTTTGATCGCCGCGTTCCTTCTCGGTCCTCTTTCCATTGTTCTAGCCTCCTATTTTGGTTATCCAGATTGCCGCGAACGGGATACCCGCGATCACTAGCGCGAGGATCCAGTCACGGTCCTTCACTTGACCCACACTTCATGCTCGGGAGGGAACCCGCAGGCGAACCCTTCCCCGAATACGCCCACACAATCCGGCGTTTCCCGCTCCACTTCATGCACTTCCACGTACTCGTAGGCGTATATGTTCGCCGGGTCTTTATCCGGGTCGGCGTACTTATCGCCATAGGCGTCGAATATGTCGCCGGGTCGCAGATCCTTCACCTTCCGCCTAATCATCGTTAGCCTCCTTGTTGGTTAGTTTCAGTTGCGGGGCGCGGTCCTGACACTCGTAACAGCGCCCGTCCTTCACTAGTTGCGGGCTTATCCCGCACTGCCGGCAGCGTCCTATCCCTGCCCGGCTTGTGACGACTTTGATGGTCATACCGGAACCTCCATCGGGGGGTAGGTGCCGGCGAGGGTTTCGCCCATGCTGCGAGCCCAGGCCGCTACGTCGCCCACTTCCGCCACGTATCGCCGGTACATATCGTCCAGCTCGGCCTCGGCCTCCTGCCGGGCATACTTCTCACCTATGAATCCGCCGACCACTTCCTCGTCGCCGTTGTGATCCTCGGAGCGGATATAGAACACTTCTCCCGCTACGTAGTCGGCGTACTCCTGTAGCTGGCCTTCCATGATCCCGGCCATCCTCCGCAGGGACTCCGGGCGCATGTTGCCGCACTCGGCCTCTACCGTGTCACGGGTGGCGACGTACAAGCCGTCCAGCTCCTCGTCACCTTCCAGCATCGCGCCGATATAGGCCCGGCAAGCCTTCTGCCCGATGATCGGGGAGTCGTGCCGCAGGTACATAGGGTCGGCGTTTCCGCCAAACTGAAGGTCAAGCGGAATAAGGACACGAACATCCACGCTTTCCTTCCAGTCCACTTCCGCCGCCGTGTCCGGCCACGTATGCCAGTGAGCGTCCGGCAAGCTCCCCTTCCGCTCAGTCAGTGATCCGGCGAGCGACCGAGCATTACGATACGCGCCATAGGTGCGGGCAAGGTTCAGCCACGCCTCCTGTTTCGGCCCCTCGTCACCTAGTGAGTATCCGTCACGGTGAAGGATAATCTCCCCCACTCCACCGTCGTATTCCTTCCGGGGATTCCAGGGAACCTCGTCGTAATAGACGCCGACCTTCACCGGCCCGCGCCTTAGCTCCAGGGCGAGCGGATACCCGCCTTCGGTTTCCTCTACTTCATGCTGCATAACTAGCCTCCTATTCGTAGTTACCTGCTCTTTTACACGACTAAAGTATGTTTGTCAAGTGACGACTACCCTAGAAGGGTATATCCCCGGGTCCAGGCTCGGGATTCGCAATCTGCCCGACCTTTACCCGCTCGGGCTCGGCTCTCACCTTCCGCCGCTCCCTGGCCGGCTTCTGCCGGGCGAGCCCGTTACACCGCTCAACCTCGGGGGAGAATGGCGCGGCGGCGAACACTTCCCGCCCACCTTCCGCCGTACGCCCGTTCACTCGGAGACAGTGGCGGCAATACCACTCGTCGGGGTCTAGGTGCGCCGGCATAGGTTCCCCGCAGCCGCCGCAACACTGATCCGGGGAATGGTTCCACTCCCTCTCTACCTGCCGCAGCTCGCGCTCACCTTCCGCCCTGGCATCCTCAATATGCACCGGGTGAAGGTGCAATAGGTCCGGCGCAAGCTCGGCGCAATCCTCCACCGCTGACGGGATCATTACCGCGCCGCACGTATTCCCTTCCGCCTGGCAGGTTTCACCCTCCGCGCAAGCCTCCCGCGCTTGGTCCGGGGTATATCGCCGGACCCTATGGTGTACCCCGTGAAGCGAACACTCCAGGCGTACCTGCGCCTGGCCTGGCTTTACGTACCGCGCCGCTTTCGGAAAAGCCGCGCCGCGCCGCTTATCGGACATAAACTAGCCTCCAAAAGTAAAGAGCCCCCGCCACTAGGGCGAGGGCTCTTAGTCATTACCGGCTAACGGTGCCGTCCGGCTCAATAGTGAGCCCTTCCACGTAATCCAGCCCGAACCATTGCGCCACCAGGTCCGATTCGTCGGCGGTTAGCTCAACCCGATCCGGCGCTGCGGTTCCCCGGTTAGCGTAATCCGGCGCAGTCGTTACATACACCGCCCGCCCTTCCGAATGGTTGTATTCGATCCACGTAGACGGGCCGCCCCCGGCGAGCGTGAGCGTACTGACTAGCTCATGCCCGATTCCGTAGCAGTCCGGCCCGTCGCCATCGTCGCTAGCGGCCTGGCCCTTCCACTCCTCTAGCTGCGCCTGCAAGCTATAAAAAGCCTTCTCATGGCGCCCAACACTGCTCATGCTTTCCATCGTCCTAACCTCCATTCGTCGCCCCGCCTTATTGCGGGAGGGAGCGCCGGGGAATCGAACCCCGGCCAGAACCATTCGCCCCGTTAGCCCTTCACCTTCGCGTACGCCCGGTCTAGGATCGCCTGGCCCGCCTCCGTACGGCGGGACAACTCCCAATAAAGCCTTAGGGCATCCTTCTGCTCATCGGTAATCCCTACAGGGTCGATGGCGAACAGCTGCCGGAAAGCCTCATTAGGGGCAATACCCCGGCCGACCATTTGATCGATGACGCTGCAACAGGTTTCCACGCCTTCTAGCGCCTCTAGCTCCCGCAGCGAGGTCACGCTGCACCGCCTTCGTCGTAATGATCGAAAGCGTAAGCCTCTACGCCATCCCAATACGTCGCGCCAATCATCCCGTTACGGGCGATCAGCATTACGGGGCGGTCATCATGGCCGGGATTCTCACCAAGCCATTCGCGCATCCCGTCAATCCAGGCGCCATCAGTATCCACGCACCATTCCCCGATGTAAAGGTTCCCCGGCGCCGTGACCGACACGCCACGCCCGGAACCCGTACCGAATCGAACCGCGAACATATCCCCAATCGAATACGACATATTCCTAGCCTCCATTAGTTAGCGAACACAACTAGCGTGACACTATCACGCCCGCATCGGACGTGTCAACCCGCCCGGCGTATATACGTCGCCGGCCATCCCTCGCCCCTCGCCCCGGTCAACAGTTTCTTAGGGCCAGCGCCGACGGCTAACGCGCCCGCGTATAAACCTCGCCGCCCCTGGTCCCAGCTATACCTATCCACCTCATAGGTTTATCCCCCTGCGATCATTGAGTCTTTAGCCGGCGCGAGCTAGTGGCAGGGCTCAAAACCCGAAAACCCCCCCGGCCAGAAACCGGAATCCGGGTTTATACCTCGGTAGGGGGGGAGGGGAGGGGTCAGGCTCACCGTTACCCGCGTATATATATCTCCTGACGCCCAGAGATTTTTCAGATCAAAAGGGGGGGTGGGGTGAATGGAACCCCTCTAGGGGTGTCGTGGGACTCCGTTGGGTGGTTGGTCGTCTTTTTTCTGTGTTGTCGTTAGAGAGCCTTTGTGTGGCTCAGAAGGGTGTTTGATGCCAGGTCCGATGAAGTCTAAGAGTTATTACGAGAAGCGGGAGAGGGCGTTCAAGCGTCTTGTTCGGCGCGGGATGAAGCGGAAGGGTCGTTTCGGCGGTTTCCCGAAGGGCTATAAGGCTCCGTATAAGGGGAATGATCCTCGTCGTGGGACGGTGGAGTAGGTGGCTTGTGATTGTTGGGCGGGTTATGGGCGTGTGCCGGGTGTGAAGCCGTGTGCGCCTGGTTCTTGCCGGAAGGTCAGTGAAAAAAATGCGAAGCGTCGGTTGGTTCGCAAGAAGGGAAAGAAGTAGATGGATCCGATGAAGCGGGTTGCTGCTGGTGCTGTGAAGAAGAATCTTGGGCCTGATCCGTCTATGGGACGGAAGGTTGAGCTGCTTCGGAAGCTGGTGGCTATGCGTAAGGATGGCCCGATGGCAACTACGAATCCCCCTAAGCGGGGGGTGCGGGTTAATCGTGGGTTGCGTATTCCTGGCCGGGGCGGGGGCTCGTTGCCGGCTATGCCTGGGCGTGAAATGCGGGGTAAGCCGACTCGGCTGCCGCGCTATGACCGTATGCGGGGTATGTGATGGATCCGGTTAGTGAGATTGTGAAGAAGCGTCGTGCCGCTAAGCGTCAGGGCTTTTACGACAAGGGCATGAAGAAGGTTGATGGCAAGTGGGTTCGGGTTGGTTTGGCCCCGACTGCCGGCTATAAGTCGAAGGCTTCCAAGACGGGTGGCGCGGAGGCTCCGACGGAGTTTCAGCGCAAGGTTCGTGCTGAGAAGCGTAAGGCGTTCAAGGCCGCTGGGTATGTGAAGTCCGGTAAGGAGTGGGTTCGGACTGTGAAGGGCTTTAAGTGATGGCGGGGATCACTTTCTCGGAGCAGGAGGTTAAGAAGCTGATCCTGGCTTTGGCCGGGAGTAAGGCGATGCCTGACGAGCCCCAGGAGTCTGAGGACTCTGAGAAGGACGAGCCTGAGGAGAAGCCCGAGCAGAAGTCTGAGGGTGAGCCTTTTGATACGAAGGCGATGCTGGAGAAGAAGCTGAAGGAGCGGTAGTGCAGGTTCCTGAGGGGGTGCTGGATCAGCTAACCCCTGAGCAGCGTGAGGAAGCTGAGAGGCTTCTTCAGGAGCTTGACGAGCGGATTGAAGGTAATCCGCTCTATAAGGTTCGCGCCGATAATGAGCAGCAGGTGGCGTTCTGGAACGCTCAGACGCGCATTATCGCGGCGTTTGCGGGCAACAGGTTCGGTAAGACGACTGCTCTGCTGGTCAGGACGATTGTTGAGTGCCTGGATCCGGAGTGGGTGCCTGAGTGGATGATGGAGTTCAAGAAGTGGACTCCGGGCGTGAACACGGATTATCCGGGTACTAAGTGCCGGCTGGTGTGTCCGTCGTTCCAGGTGCTTGAAACTGTGATTCTTCCCGAGCTTCGTTTGTGGTGTCCCCCGAAGGCACTGAAGGGCAACTCGTTCGCTAAGGCGTATCACAAGCAGCTTGGGATGCTTCAGTTCGCTAACGGGTCGTGGATTGAGTTCAAGACCTACGTGCAGGATCCCTCAATGTTTGCTGGTTCCTCGATGCACCTTGTCGGGTATGACGAGCCGCCGCCGTGGGAGATTCGCCGCGAGTGCAAGGTGCGCCTGGCGCAGTACGACGGCTTTGAGATGTTCGCCATGACTCCCTTGACGACGAACACGACTTGGGTTCGCCGCGAGATTTACAAGAACCGTGAGAGCCCGGACATAACCGTTATCCGGGGTTCGATCCACGACAACCCGACCTTGAGCAAGGACGGCGTTAAGGCCGCTTTGGATGCTCAGCCGGACGTTTGGCGGCGAGCGGTGGAGTTCGGTGACTTCATTGACATTGGAGGTTTGGCTTATCCCGAGTTTGAGAAGTGCGTTACCCCCGGCCCGTATCCACCTAACAAGAAGGGACGGCAGGGTGGGTGGACGGACTGGTACACCAGCCAGTCAAGGAAATGGTCGGGGAACGAGTCTGCTGCTAATCGGCAGGTGTGGGACGTTGTTGTGGGGATTGACCCTGGAATCCGAAACGCGGCGATGGTTTGGGTCGGATTCGATAAGGACAACGTGGCCTACGTCTTTGACGAGGTACTGCTTCAGGATCTAACCCCCGTTGAGTACGCCGAAGCGATCAAGCGCACAAATAAGAAGTGGGGGATCCGCGAGTGCATTTACGTCATTGACCCTGCTTCCCGCCAGCGGGCGCAGGTCAATAGCGACACGGTGCAGTCGGAGCTGATTCGTCAGGGCATCCCCACCCAGAACGGGCAGAACAACTTTGAGGCTGGGTTTTTCCAGGTCAAGCAGCGCATTGAGCAGGGGCGGTTGAGGGTTAATCCTGAGTGCCGTGGCCTTCGCGCTGAGGCAGACGATTACGCTCTTGAGTCCCGCGACGATGGGGTTATCAAGCCAATCAAGGGCAACGATCACCGCCTGGATGCCTTGAGGTACGCGCTGATGGCTCGGGCGTGGAAGCCGCTGGAGGAAATGGAGGAGCCCCGCCAGCAGCTCGGGTGGATTCCCGACACCTACGACCCGGAGTGGGAGAACGAAATGCTGGAGTACCAGATTCAGTCTGGGCCTATGGGCGAGCTGGGGTGAACCTGTTTACCCCTCAGTACGACGAGGCGTTGGATCTGCTGGATGCTGGTGCCTGTTCCGTGTTCGTTCCGGTAAGGGGCGGGCTTTACCGGGCGGTGTTCGCGCCGGCCTCGGGCCAAGTCCGGTCAAGGATGTTGAATGACCCAATGGGTTTTGCTGTCACTGCCGCGATTAAGACGCGGGAGTTTGCGGTGAAGCAGGGTTACGAAATGGAGGATTACTGATGGCAGTTGTGCCGAAGGACGATGCGCTGGTTGTGGTGGACAGATGTGAGCTTCCCCCCGGTCACTGCATCGCAACGATGAGCGACCAGGACGCCAGGGGTTTCGTGGATACGCTCTTGACCCCGGCGCTGGTGGATCCGAGGGTGTACCTGTCGGTCAGCTACATCGAAGAAGTTGCTCGCAAGCTCGGCATGGAGTATGAGGCTGAGGGCAAGATCGCGGGTCTTGAGGCGCGGGTTGAGGAGCTTGAACTTGAGCTTTCCGAAGCCGATAAGCGCATTGAGGCGATTGACGTAATGGAGTCGGCGGGGTTCACGGCGCGTAAGCGCCCGGGCCGCAAGCCGGCGAAACCGAAGGCGAAGGCTTGATTTATCTTTTTGCCGGGCTCGCCCTGGCGTTTGCTGTTATCGCATATCAGCAGTTTGCTTTCTCCCGCCTGATTGAGCGGGAGCGTGAAGCTGCGGCTGCTGACCGCGCCTCGCTGCTCCAGAGGATTCAAGACCCCATGACCGCCAATGCTGTTCAGGCGCAGGAGGCTCTTGACGTTGAGCTGCCCCGGCATTTCGTGGAGTTTGACGACGATGAGGATTTCACGATGGCTAAAGAAATGCTGGGTGAGTGATGGCGGGTATTGACGACCTGAAGAAAGCCATTGGGCTCAATCAGGATGTTCCGAAGGCGATCAGCGAGCGCATCGACAAGGGCAAGAAGCAGATTGACGACAAGGCACCTGAGCGCAACGAGTGTCTTAGCTTCTGGCGCGGCAACCAGTACGTCTACCGCAACAAGGAGAACTGGCTGGTCAAGCAGGGTGTTCTCTTTGGCGAGGGCGGCAAGCCCCGTCACCGGGTCCGTACGACCCGCAACCTGATCGGGCCGATTGTCCGGCAGGAGGTCGCCTACGCTACGCAGCGTGTTCCCTCCTATTCGGTGAACCCGTCTACCAGCGACCCGGATGATGTGTCGGCTGCTGCCGTTGCCCAGAAGGTTGCCTACTACGGCTTTGATGAGTGGCATATTCGCACCGTCACCGAGCAGGTCGTCACTTACGCCGTCGTAGCCGATGAGGGCTTCGCCTGGCCGTACTGGGATTCAAGTGTTCCCCCGTTCGTGAAGGACGAGAACGGGCAGGTTGTCGGTTTGGGCGATGTGCGGATCGAGGTTCTTGGCCCGAACGAGGTTGGCTGGGAGCCGGGTGTGCGCTTTGAGGATGCCCGCTGGTACATCGTGCGTAGAGCCATGAGCGTTGAGCAGGTCAAGGCGCTGCCCGGCTTTATTCCCGGCACGAAAGTCACGCCGGACGCCTCCACGGAGTACGTGGTGGGCGAGCATAAGGACAAGCGTGACCTCGTAATGATTACCGACTACCTGGAGCGCCCCTGCGCGGAGTACCCCGAGGGACGCCGGTACTGCATCGCTAACGGCAAGATCATTACCCCCCCGGAGGCTTACCCGTTCTCCGACGGCAAGGGCGGTGTTGTCGATGAGCCGGTGCTGCACAAGCTCAGTTACATCCTTGACCCGGACTCTGACCGCGATCAGGGACTTGTCCGGCACCTTCTGGATGCCCAGCGCACGATCAACGACGCGACCAATAAGCAGATTGAGTGGAAGAACATGGCGCTGATGCCGCAGGTGTTCGCTCCCCTCGGCGCGTTCCCGAAGCGTCAGCGGCTCACCGATCAGCCCGGAGCGGTGTTTGTCTACAACCCCGTCAATGGCTTGAAGCCTGAGTGGCGGCCTACCCCGCCGATCCCGCAGGAGCTTTCACAGCTTAAGAGCGAGGCGCTTGGAGATATGCAGCGCATCGCCTCCCAGAACGACACGCCGACTGATGCTTCCGGTCGCGCATTGGCGGTGCTGATTGAGCGCGACAACGCCGCTCGCCAGGCTTTCGTTCAGCGCCTAGCGGAGTTTCATTCGCGCCTGATGCGTCACTGCCTGACGCTGGTGGCCGAACACTACTCCGAGCCTCGCCTTATCCATATCAACGGCAGGTTTGGCCCGGAAAGCATCCAGGACTTCACGGGCGCTCAGCTTCGCTCGCAAGTCGATGTGACGGTGTTCCCCGAAAGCATTGAGCCCCGCACCCGCCAGGCGCTTGAGCAGCGCGTGATGGCTTACGCGGATCGCGGCTGGGTTCAGCCTGAGAAGGCTATGGCTGCCATTGAGCAGGGAACCGCCGCTGACCTGGTGGACTCCTACGAGCTGGACGTGGCCCGGGCGCACCGCACCATTCAGAAGATCCTTGCCGGCCCCGAAGTGTTTCTCGCGGAGCCCCTTCAGGCCGGTCCCGACGGGATGGATGTTCCGTCGTGGATGCCACGGGCAGGGATTGACAACCTTGCCGTTCACCGTTCGATCTTTCAGGATTTCGCTAAGACGCAGGAGTTTGAGCTTGCCGTTGAAGCGGTGCGCGAAGCGATCCTGCTGTACCTCCAGGGACTTGACTGGCTGGAACAGCAGGAGCAGCAGAAGGCGATGATGCAGCAGGCTATGGCTGCCCAGCAGCTCGGGATGGCGAACGCTGCCCGCCCGCAGGACGGTAAGCCGATGCCCGACCAGAACCAGCAGGCTTTCGGCGGCGAGGGGATGCCGCCGGCCCCGCCTCAGTAGCGGGGGTCCGGGCAGCGCGATTTGAGCCAGTAGGCCCGCGCCAATAATCCCCCTGGCAGTACGTAAAGCCCCGATAGGCGCTGCCACTTGATCTTTCCCCGTTTCGGGGTAAGGCCGCGAGAGCGGTTCATAGGCGACAACCCCTTTGTGGATCGCTGTTATCTAAGGAGAAACACATGGATACCGAACAGCCCATTGGGGATTCGGTCAATGACGCACCCCCGGTAAGTGGCGAGGGGGCAAGCGAATCATTTACTGACGCAAGCGGAGACCTGCCGCCGGAACTTGAGTCCCGGTACAAGTCGATGCAAGCGGATTACACCCGCAAGACCCAGGAAATCGCTGAGCTTCGTCGTGAAGCAGAAGCGGCTACTGAGTTTTTCAATGCGCTCAGTGATGAAGAAATGCGCGATGATGCGCTTCGCCAGCTCGCAGAGTACGTGGGGCCAGAGACTTTGGCTGCCGCTGCGGGCTTTGAGGTCGCAGACGAGGACAACCTGGAGTCTGACTTCTCAGAGTTTGAGGAGCCGGTTGCAGACCCTCGCGTAGACCAGTTGGCTGCCGAATGGGAGTCCTACAAGGAAGCCCAGCAGGAGCAGGCCATTTTGCAGGAGATTGAGTCATTTACCGATGGGGAAATGTCTCGCCTCGGAGTTGAGGATGAAGCCGAGCAACGTGCGGTTCTGTCTATCGCAGCGACGATGGACCTGAATCGTGAAGGTTTCCCGCAGCTTGAGGCCGCGAAGCAGATGCTTGACGACCTTTACGGGTCTAAGCAGAAGCAGTGGATCGACAGCAAGAAGGCTCCCCGGCAGCCGCTTCAGGGTGAGCAGGCCGAAGAAGGCTTTGACTTCTCTAACGAGGAGGAGCGCCGGAAGCGGATTGCAGCCCTGATTGAAGCCAACGAGTGATCCCTACTTGGGATCGCTTGTCATTTTGTAAATACAAGTACCGGAGGTACTCCTAGATGCCTGCTGATCCCAGCACCATCCAGGCCGCACTCAAGGAGACTTGGACCGAGGAGCGTATCGCTGAGCAGCTTTACAACGATAACCCGGTCCTGTCCCGTGTTAAGCGGCTGAAGAACACCCAGATGGGTGAGTACGCCCTGACCCCGATCCACATTGGTCGGAACTGGGGCTTCTCCACTACGTCGTCCTCGGGCGGCACCCTGAACTCGGCTGGTAACCAGTCGTACGCTCAGGCTCAGTGGAGCTATACCAACCAGCATGTCCAGGTGAAGATCCAGGGCTCGGCTATTGACCAGACGAAGGGCGATGCTCTTTCGGTTGCGTCCGTGGTCGATGAGGAGGTTTCGGGCGCGGTCAATGACCTCAACCGTAACCTCTCCCGTCAGATTTTCATGGACGGCTCGGCGCAGATCGCCCAGTGCGGTACTACGTCGTCCAGCACCACGGTTCAGCTCAACACGACCAGTGGCTACAACGCCATTGAGCGCGGTTGGATTGGCGTTGGTGCGAAGGTTGATATCGGTACTGCCTCTAACCCGACCTCTCTTGCGTCGGGCGTTGGCATTACCGCTGTCGATCTGGCTAACAGCACGATCACCATTGACGGTTCGGCTATCTCCACCACTTCTGCGGCTTTCGTGTCGCTGAAGGGGACTCGGAGCGGTTCGACCTCGTACGAGATGAACGGACTGCGGAACATCATTTCCACTTCCGCGACTCTCGGTGGTCTTGCTCCCGCGAGCTACCCGGAGTGGGTTGCTGCCGGCGTTGATTCAACGTCGCAGGCGATCACTCTGGCGCTGCTCTACACCCAGAACAGCGTAATCGCGCAGAAGACCGGCAAGCCGGCCGACTTCGTGATTACGGGCCTCAAGCAGCAGCGCAAGGCGTACACGCTGCTTCAGGCTCAGGTTCGCTACGCGAACGACAACAGCACCCCGACTGGTGGGGTTGATGGCGTTGATATTAACGGCGTCAAGCTGTTCGCTGTTCCCGACTGCCAGAACGAGGCGGTCTACTTCCTGACCATCGGTGACCTGTTCACCGTGTCGGCTGGTGACCCCTACTGGCAGTCAAGGATTACGGGCGGGGAGACTCTCGCCTGGGTCCAGGGTGAGGATGCCTACGCGGGCAAGATTACGACCCGGATGCAGCTTGGCGTCCGTCGTCGTAACAGCCACGCGGCTCTTACGGGCCTTACCTGATTCATCGCGCCCCTCGCCTTCGGGCGGGGGGCGCTTTGTTTTTCTCTAGGAGGGATTGAATGACCGATATTTGGGTGCCGCCTACGGCCCAGATCAACCATGAACTTGATAGCCAGCTTGAGCGGCTTGGCCGCCGACATGAGTGGCTGAAGTATTTTGACCGTGAGCTTCAGGCGATGGATCCGAAGCTCTCGCTGGTCAAGGCGTCTGAGGGTGCTACCGAGCCGGGTCTAAAGCCTGGCTTCTGGCACGTTAGGCGCGATAACGAGCAGACGATGGCTACCTACTACCCGCTTCAGGGCGAAGCCGGGGAGTTTGTGGAGCCCGGCAGCGAGCATCTGGAAATGATGCGCCGTAACGACCTGACGAAGCCCGAGAACTTTGATCGGCTTGTCCGGCAGGGTGAGGCTCACCTGCGGCGCATGGAGGACGAGAAGCGCGACCGCGCCGAGGAGCGTCAGGTGGAGTTTGCTGAGCGGTATGAAAGCGCGCAGCGAGCGCATGTGTCAATGAAGGATGGCTGGACTAACAGCGTGAAAGGCAAGAAAAGCTAAGTGATCTTCGCAAAGCCCTCAACATCATTTGAGTCCACGGCTACGGGATTCCCTACTGGTTTGACCGGCACCATTGGTGTCCGTGTCACCGATGGTGTTGGCGGCACTACGATTGCCCGGACTACCGGCAACATCGTTGAGACTCCTGGCGGGTCGGGGATCTACGTTGCCACGCTGACTGCCCCGGCCAGCGTCGGGCAGTATCAGGTCACTTGGGATGATGCCGGCTCGCCTACCACTTGGGCCGCCGAGGAGCTGACGATCACCTCGACTGGCACCCAGACGGTTACGCCGTCTACGGGTGTTGGCATGACGTTCGCCCAGCTTCTCACGGAGTTTTACGCTCGCGGCTTTGACTATCTGGATGATGGCGGTGCTGGTGTGACCCGCGCTAAGCGGTGGATCAACCAAGCGTATATGGAGATTCTGGAAATGGACGACTGGCCGTTTCTTCAGACGAGCGTTAGCACCCCGGCTCCGGTGATTATCAGCGACCTGGGAACGATTGAGTCGGTGACGAACACGACCGCTGACCGCAACATTGGGTTCATTGACCGCCGCACCCTGGTTGAAAGCTACCCGGATCTGTCGGCCACGGGCTCCCCGGATTACGCCTATATCACGCAAGGGACAACGCTGAACACCTATCCAGTAGGTTCCGACACGCTGCTGGTGCGTTACCTGCGCCTGGCTGGCGAGCTATCCGACAACGACGATCAGCCTGAGATTCCGTCGCGCTACCAGTACGCGATCATTGACTACGCCTGCGCCCGCGCCTACATGGATTCCGATAACCCGGAGATGGCGCAGATCGTCAGGCGTGAAGGTGACGCTCTGGTTCAGATGATGCGCGAGCGTCTGCTGGTGCAGCAGCACCAGGACACTGATCTGATCGTGACGTACGGCTACTCGACCGACTATCGCTGATGCCCTACAACGCGGTCGCCGCTGCCCCGTTCTCCGGTGGGCTGAATCTCCGCGACAGCTATGAGGTCATGCAGCCGACGCAGGCGTACGACCTTCTCAATGTGACGTTCGATGAGCGTGGCGGTGTAAGACAGCGCCCTGGTTATGCGGCGTTCGGGCCGGTGACGCTGATTAACGGCGCTGTTAGCTCCGGGGCTTCAACACTGACAGTGGACAGCACTGACAGCTTTGCTTCGGCTGGGACGCTAGTTATTGGTTCGCTTACGGTCGCTTATACTGGCAAGACTTCTACAACTTTCACTGGCTGCACAGGTGTCACAGCAAACATCGCTGATAACGCAACAGTCACGGGCGGTGCCACGAATCGCTACGACTCCCTGAGCGCGTTCTACACGACAGGCGGAACCAGGCAGCTTGTGTGTGGTGCCGGCAACCGCCTGGAGGTCTATTCCACGAATGGTGAGATTGTCGGGTCAGCTCGCACTACGGGAGTAACCGCGAGCCCGCACTACTTCGCCCGGTTCGGTGGCCCGACCTCGCAGGTAATCTTCGCCGCGAACGGGACGGACACAATCCAGCGGTGGGACGGCTCTAACTGGAGCAACACGGGGTACACGGGCTTTACTCCCGATGGCCGTTTCCTGACGGTGACTCCGTGGGATAACCGGCTGGTGAACGCCTACTTTGCCAACTCTGTTGCGGGCGATAACTCGTCCACGGTCAGGTTCTCTAACCCGTCGGTGCCGACTACGTTTGAGACTGACAACTGGGTTGATCTCAACCCCGGCGACGGCGAGAAGATCATGGGTGTCGCCGCGTTTGACAACTACGTTCTGGTGTTCAAGGAAACACGCTTCTTCGTGTTCTACGGGACGACCCTTGACTCCGACGGCAATCCTGAGTTCAACTACCGCGCTGTTGAGGCCGGCAAGGGCCTGGCTGCTCCTGGGGCGCTTTGCGTCGGCCCCGACGGGGTGTATTTCTTGGCCCAGGATGGGGTGTACCGCACGAACGGCGGCTACCCGCAGCTCGTCAGTGAGCTTCTGAACCCGCTGTTTGTCGGTGCCGCGCCGGATCTCTACTCTGGCAACACCATTGGGTTCGGGAGCATCGAGAAGGCCCGGATGCTGTACCACAACCAGCAGGTCTATCTTGCGGTCCCGACTGGTGCCTCATCGTTCAATAACCGCCTGTTTGTCTTTGATCCTCGGGACAACTGGTGGACGGTGTGGGATGTGCAGGCTGCGGCTCTAGCGTCGTTCAAGATCAGCTCCTCGCCTGACCTGGTGTTCAGCTACGCCGATGGGTACAAGCGGATCGGCAGGGTTCAGGACGGGCTTGGATCCGATGCGGCCCGGTCAGCTACCGCGTCCACGACGATCTACAGCTTCGTCAAGACCGCGTTCAATGACTTTGGCTCAGCAGTTCACAAGACGGTTCGTGAATCAAAGGTGTGGGGTTCTGGCGACATTCGCTTTGCGCTAAATGACGACTTCAGTTCGTCGGTGCAGGTCAAAGAGGTTTCGCTGGCTGGCACGTTTGATAAGTGGCAGGGAAATGAGGGTGGCCCGGATACGTGGGGTGACGGGACTGGCTCTGACACTTGGGGCAGGCCGGCGGCAAACAGGCCCAGACTGGTCAGGCAAGGAGTTCGCGGTGCCTACGTTGGCATTGAGATCTACAACTCGTCAGCTTCCCCTGGAGCGTGGCGAGTGTCAAAGGTTATTCATCACTTGCGGGAGCAGCGCATCCCGAGTGTTACACGATTGGATGGAGAGTAAATGGCGCAGGTTGCACTTCCTTACACGCTTCAGGCTGGTCAGCCTGAGAACGTCAATCAGCTTATGGACAACCTTGATGCCCTCGTACTGGGTGTCAATAGCATTAACTCGTCGCAGATTGACGACGGTGCGGTTGGCACTAGTGAGCTGGCTGCCGGGGCGGTAACTCAAGCTAAGGCCGCCAGTGGCATCTTCGTACCGATTGGCGGGATCGTTCAGTACGGAGGCACCACGGCTCCTACCAA